TAAAAGATGATGATAAACGAATTTTAAATATTCATTTAACACCATCTTTTAAAAATGTTCTCAATAAAGTATTTGGACAGGATATGTTCCCTGAATTTGGAATAGGTGAAAACACCGTTAGTATCCCTCGAAGTATTATTCTTGAGAGATTTGGATCTATGTCAAATTTTAGACAAATGGTTCAAAGAGATGGAAACAATAACAATGTGCCACCTAGTCAAGGTATAATGACTAGCCCACAAACTACATAGTTTTTGAGCTACCCTTATCCATAAGGCACTCAACCGTGAGGAAAAATAATGGAAGAAGAAAAAAAAGTTTCTGAAGAAACTAAAGCTAAGTTACCAGAATCAGAACCTTATAAGAAGAATCGAGAAGTCGATGCTGAAACTGAGGCTTTTGCTAAAGGTGAATTAGCTAAGTATCAAAGGGAACAAAAAGAAAAAGAGGCAACCGCAGCAACCGAACAGACGGACACCGATGCATCTGAAGAGACTGCAGAACAATCAGAAACAAAGGCTACTCCTATCGCTGAACGCCCTGCTAAAGCTGAAGATCGTGTTTTTAAGAAACGTTATGACGATTTGAAAAAACACTATGATTCTACAATTAATAAACACAAGGACGAAGTCAGAAACTTGCGTACTCAATTAGAGTCTAGTACAAAACAATTTGTGCCACCTAAATCAAAAGATGAATTAGAGGCATGGAGAAAAGAGTACCCTGATGTTTATGATATGGTTGAAACCATTGCAATGAACAAAGCAACTACTCGAACTGCAGAACTTGAAGATAAGTATAAAAATCTTCAACTCCAGCAAGAACAAATTGCAAAAGAAAAAGCTGAAGTAGAACTTTTAAAATTGCATCCTGACTTTAGTGAAATTAGATCGAAAGATTCATTTCATGAATGGGCTGCAAATCAAGATCCTACTATTCAAGGTTGGCTGTATGAAAATACATCTAATGCACAGTTAGCTGCTAGGGCTATTGATCTATATAAAATGGACACTGGTCAAAGTAAATTAACTAAAAAAGAAGAAAAGGATATTAAAAAAGAAGCTGCTAAAGCAATTACTAAAACTAGTAAAAGTGCAGAGTCAGAGGCTCCTAAAAAGAAAATCTGGACTACTAGCGAAATAGCTAGATTAAAACCTGCACAATTTGAGAAGCATGAGAAAGATATAGACCTTGCTCGTTTAGAAGGTAGGATTGAACAACGTTAACAATCTAACTAAACAATAGGAGGGTACAACCATGGCTTTTGGAAGTGCTGGTGGATATTCGAATTTACCTCAAGGTAATTTCACTCCACAAATCTTTAGTCAGAAGGTTCAAAAATTCTTCAGAAGAGCATCAGTGGTAGAAGATATAACTAACACTGA